TAACCTACTTGTCAGCGGATTTCGCTGTCACTGTATACGCAGACTAATAAGGAGAAACTAACGTGGCAAAGTTTGTTGCGCTTGATTACGACATCAAAATCAATTCGGCTGATTTCAGCACCAGCATCGCTGCGGTCACCTTCGATATTACAACGGCAGAGCAAGAAGTCACCGCTTTCGGCGATACCTTTGTTCAGAGAATAAGCGGGTTAAAAGATGCAAGCATTTCGCTTGATTTCCACCAGGACTTCGGCTCATCTTCGGTTGACGCTACCCTGTACCCTCTGCTCGGAAGTAACGCTACCGTAACGGTCATTCCCAACGGCACCGCTGTTTCAGCCACGAACCCGTCTTACACTGGCGTTTTCTTGGTTACGGAGTACAGCCCGCTGGCTTCGTCAGTCGGCGATTTAAGTACCCTGAGCGTTTCTTGGCCTCTGGCTGATGGAACTGTTACCAGAGCGACGTCATAGACCATGAACCCCATAAACCTACAAGTTCATTTCATTGACGGCACGACAGCGGACTGTATGGCGATCGCTGCGGACCTGATTGCTTTCGAATCACATTTTGATTTGAGTGTGGCACGCCTTGAGAAGGAGATCCGACTCACTCACTTATTCTTCCTGGCTTGGCATGTGCTGAAACGTACCGGCCAAACTAAGGAGGAGTTTTTGAAGTGGGTTGAAACTGTTTCCATTGTGGCGGAGGGTTCGGAAACAAAAAAATAAGGGGGCTAGGTGAATCTAGCCTTCATTGGGAGCTGGCAGCGCTTTCTGTTGAAACGGGGATTAGTCCTCGTGAGTTGATGCAGTTGGAGCCGCGCATGTTGTGGACGATGGCCCGCTATATTGTGGCGCGCTCGCAGGCCCAGAGTGGCAAGCGGGGGCGGAAGTAGAATGGAAGTACCATGCCAGCAGCTTTCACTATCAAGCCTCAGGATTATTCGGCTCTTCTCAGGGAGCTGAAAGACGTTGAACCTGGTCTTGTTAATCAGTTCAAAAAAGATTTCCGCGCTGATTTACAGCCGGTTGCTAAAAAGTTAGCAGGCAACATTCCTCCGACAAGCCCTTTGTCCGGTTTCACGAAACGGCAGGGCGGGGAGCTCCCTTACCTGTGGCGGAAACCTAACTCAAGCACTAAGGTTGCGGGGCGTGCTGGGCGTGCCAGAAAGCAGAAGCTTGTGTCTGTGCAGTTCAAGCAGCCTGCTTTTGCCATCCTAGAACTTGCTGGGACCGCCAATAAGGGTAAGAACAAGGGTGGGATGACGCAGAGCGGTCTAAACATGGTCCAGGGGTTGCGCACTAAGGGTTACCCTTTGGGGGATCGTGGCCGGTGGGTTATCCCGCAGTGGTATAAGCAGGAGGACGATGTGCGGGCGATTGCTGTTCGCATCATGGACAAGTATGGCCAAATTGTGAGTCGTAAATTGAAGGGCAAGCGCTGATGGCTATTAGTTTACCGGTCGTTTCTAGTTTCGATCCCAAGGGGTTGCGGCAAGCTCAAGACGGGCTGAAGGCTTTTGGTGAAAAATCTAAAGATGCCGCTGCTGCTGCGGGAAAAGCTTTCGGTGTTATGGGGTTGGCTGTTGGTGCGGCGGCTGCCGGCCTGGTTGTGTCCTCGGTCAAAGCCTTTGGGGAACTTGAGCAAAACCTGGGCGGTTCTGAAGCTGTCTTTGGTGAGTTTGCGAAAACCCTTCAGGACACGGGTGCGGAAGCGTACAAGAATCTTGGCATATCGCAGTCGGAATATTTAGCAACAGCGAACAAAATGGGTGCCCTGTTTCAGGGTTCAGGGATTGAACAAGTTGATGCTTTGAACATGACACAGGATGCTATGCAGCGCGCAGCTGACATGGCTTCTGTCATGGGTATTGACATGAGTGTTGCCATGGACTCGGTGGCGGGTGCGGCAAAGGGTAACTTCACCATGATGGATAACCTTGGTGTGGCTATGAACGCGACCTCGATTGAGGCTTACGCTGCCAGTAAGGGGATCACGGACTTTTCTTTTGCGACCGCTTCGTCTGCTGAAAAAGCGGACATGGCGATGCAGATGTTCTTGGAGAACACCTCGCAGTACGCGGGTAACTTTGCGAAAGAGTCTACGGAAACGATTACTGGTTCCCTGGGGATGTTGAAGGCCGCGTCGAGCACTTTGCTTGCGGGTTTGGGTGACGCAAACTCGGATGCTGCGCTATTGGGTGAAAATGTCATCGTAGCGTTTGAGGCTGTTGTAAAAAACGTTGTGCCCATAATTGAAAACATTGCCGCTGCTTTGCCTGAAGCCTTGGGGAGCATGGTCACTGCGGCCGGACCACTGGTTCAATCTTTAGCTGGCGTAATAGTCGACCTTGTTCCTACGATTCTTGACGCGGCGGTCCAGTTGGGTGACGGTTTGTTGCGGGGTATTGCGGAAACTTTGCCTCAGTTGATGACCATGTTGCCGGGGGTGGTTCAGTCAATGGCTGAGTCAATCGTGGACTTGTTACCGGTTCTCATCAAAGCTGGGGTTGACAGCATCGTCGCGTTAGCGCAGGGGATTTCTGACACGTTGCCGACTTTGATTCCCACCTTGATAAACGGTTTGCTTGCGGCGCTCGACGCTCTCATTAAGTCGCTCCCGTTACTTCTTGACGCTGGGCAAGAAATCATTATGGGGTTGATGGAGGGTCTAATGGCTGCAATCCCTCTGTTGGTGGAAGCCTTGCCGGGGATAATCAAATCAATAACAACGTTTCTGGTCGATGCAATCCCTCAGATTATAGAAGTTGGGCTAGATCTCTTTTTGGCCATCGTGGAAGCCTTGCCAGAAATCATTTCAGGCATTGTCAGCGTGATACCTATGATTATCAACAGCCTCACCACTGTTCTTTTGAGCTCTATTCCGTCGCTCGTTCAGGCCGGCATAGAGTTGTTTGTGGCGATTGTGGGCGCACTGCCAGAAATTATTGAGCAAATCGTCGAGGTTCTTCCCAAGATTATTTCGAGTGTGATAACGGCGCTCGTGGAATTGATTCCTGAGCTGATTGAGGCCGGGATAATGTTGTTTGTCGCGTTGGTGGCCGCGTTGCCAGAAATTATTGTTGCGATTGTTTCCGCTATCCCTGAAATTATTATGGCTATCGTGGGAGCGATAATTGAGTCGGTCCCTCAAATTGTTGCTGCTGGTAGTGAGCTGATTAAGGGTCTTTGGCAGGGCATAAACGATATGGCTGGCTGGTTGCGGGATAAGATTAGTGGTTTCTTCGGTGGCGTGGTGGATAACATCAAAGACTTCTTCGGTATTCGGTCACCATCTAAATTGTTTGCGGAGATGGGCAAGAACCTGGGTCAGGGAATGGCTGAGGGGATCGTGGCTTCCACTAAAGATGTCAAACGGGCTATGGGCGGGCTGATGGATGCTTCCTCTGGCACGCTTCCCTCTATGAACGCGACAATGACAATGACTTCGATGGGCGTGGGCGCGGTGAGTGCCGGTAACAGCGGGGGGTCTAGCGCGGGTGGTGCAAAACGTGTTTACAACATCACGGTGAACGCGGGAATGGGTTCTGGGAATGGGGCGCAACTCGGCGAGGCTATTGTCACGGCAATAAAACGCTACGAACGCACTAGCGGCCCTGTGTTTGCGGGCGCGTAATGGCTACCGTTTTAGAGCTTGGGGCTGTCGAAGGTTTCATCCTTGATGACGCTGTGGCGGGTGTCCTCGATAACACTGTTTATACTTTGGGCGGTGTGTCGTACAAGGACATCACTAGCAGGCTCATATCGGCCAGCATTTCGCGGGGAAAGAACAGAGACCTGGACCGTATTTCTGCCGGTTCGTTGAACGTGCAACTAAACAATGACGATCGCGCTTTCGACCCCAACTATGCTTCGTCACCTTTTTACGGGTCGATTGTTCCACGGCGGGAGCTCCGGCTCACTGTTGACGGGGTGCGCCAGATTACTACAACGATTGATGACTGGAACTTCAACTACAATCCTGGCGGGGTGAGTGTGGCCGCTGCTGCCGCCACCGATGATTTCACTTTGCTTGCACGGCAAACCCTCACTGCGGGGACGGCAACACCACAGTTGACGGGCGCTCGAATCGGCGCGGTTTTGGATGACCCTGCTGTGGGGTGGCCTGCGGATCGGCGCGACCTTGATGCGGGTACTTCCTCCCTCGGTGCTGATGTGTTGGGGGGGAACGTGTTGCAGTATTTACAGCTCGTTTCTGACGCTTCGGAGCAGGGCCAAATCTTTATGAACAAGGCCGGTAATGTTCAGTTTCGTTCACGGTTGGATGCGACCCCGACGAGCACGAGCGTGACGGCTTTCGCTGATGACGGTACGGGGATCCCTTTCATTTTGACGGCTGTGAACTATGGGTCCGAGCTGTTGTATAACGAGGCGATTGTTTCTTCCGCTGCGGGTACGGCCACCGCTGTAAATGACCGGTCACAGATTGCTTACGGTATTACCTCGGTTTCGGTCGATACCCTGGTTTCTACGACAGCACAGTTGCAGAACCTCGCTGATTTTTTGGTGCAGAAGTATGGTGACCCAGAATATCGTTTTGAAACTATATCTATGAACCTGAACACGATGGGTGCTGGTGACAAGGCTACGATTCTGGGGTTGGAGATTGGTGATGTAATTTCCATCAAGTTCACACCCAATAGCCTCGGTGACCCGATTGAACAGTACGGGCAGATTATCCGTGTGAACCACGAGCTCGATGCTGTCCGCCATGACGTGTCAATCAGTGTGGCTTCTCTCGACTGGACTTTCCTTGTGTTGGATGACGCGGTGTTCGGTATACTTGACCTAGACCATTTGGCTTTTTAGGAGAATCATGGCTGGCGCTGGTT